GAGATGCGTGCGCAGCTGATCGGGTGGGAGCTGCGCGAGTTGCATGTACGGCGCGGCCTCGTCGGCGGTGAGCATGTTTTTCTGCTGCAGGCCGGCGATCGTGTTCGTGAGGTGCGGCGCGATCTCGTCGTCGCCGAGATCCTCGACCTGTGCGAGCGCGCCGCGGGCCAGGTCGTGCCGGTTCTTGAGTAAGTCGAGCCGATCTTTATCCATCGTCGTGAGCGAGGTCTGCGCGTCGATGTAATGCTTTTGCAGAGCCGTCGCCGCAGTCGATGAGGCGCCGTTCTTGAGCGCGCCGCGCACCAGGTCGTTGTAATCTTTGCCGTCCCAATTCAGCATTGCTTGCGTCACGGCCTTTTGATCGGTGATCGCTTGCTGCGTTTGCTGATTTTGCAGAGCGGCGCCTTGCGTCTGTTGCTGCTCGAGCGCGGTTTGCTGTTTGAGAGCGGCGACGCGGGTGTATTCCTGCAGCGCGTTTTCTGGCGCCGCGGCGATCGACCCGCCCATTTCTGCGATGTTTGGTGCCGGTACGGTGCCCATAGGTTTTTAGAGCGTCCACGGAGTGTTGTTGTTGAAAATGTCTTCGGCCGATGACGCCATGCCGCCGGCAGCTGTGCCCCACGCGGCCGCGGATCCGAGCGCGCCGCCGGCACGAGCGGCCGCGGCGTTGTTTAGCTGCAGCGCTTGGTCTTCGCTGCTGCGCAAATCGAGGCCGGTGATATTCGACGCGGCCGCCTGGCCGGCCTGCGCGAGCTGTCCCGTCGACGTGAGGCCGACGCCGGTGCCGGCCGTGTCGCCTTGCAAGTTCGCCATGTAGGTGCTCAGCGCGTTTTGAAAGTCGTTCTGATAGGCGGTTTGGGCGAGTCCTTGGCCGTAGCTCTGGAGCGCGGTGCCAGTGTTGCCCGAGAGCAGCGTGCCATTCGCGGCCGCATTTTCATCGATCGCGCGTGTGCCTTGCTGCAGCTGGAATTGATAACCAGGGGTTTTCTCGAGGTCTTGGAGTGTGGGCTGTTGGAAACCTTTTCCGAGCAGGCTTTGCAGGGCGTTCGCCGAGGTCGAGCCGACCGACTGATACGGTTGCTCGGCGGTTTGCGTGCCGCTCCAAACGCCCGTTTGGAAGTCTTGAGCGTTTTTCTGATTGTTAGCCTCGACCTGTTGCGCCTGGTGCGCGCCCTGCTGCAAATCTTGCGAGGCGTTATCCGCAGCGTTTGAGCCGAGAATGCCGCCGACTAGAGAGCTGACAAAGGACATTGTTTAAGGCCTCGAGATCCCCATGCAAACCTGATCGCGCAAAACTCCGTCACGAAGGCGGGATTTTTCATTGAGTCCGTACTGCCGGAAGCCGGCACGCTCGGCGAAGCGAATCGCGCGCCGATTGTCGACGTCGATCTCTCCGACCAGGCGCGCCGCGGGGGTGTGCTCCCACATCCAACCGAGCATCAAGCGAAAAGCCGAGAGGGCTTGAATCCCGTAGCTGCGCGGGAGAAAGCCGATGTGCGAATCAAAGCAAGTGTGCGTTCGCGCGATGAACATGCCGAGCCCGAAATAGCCGTCGCGATCGCGCGCGACCAGGTTGAACACGTGCGTGCCGAGCATCGGCTGCCAGCGAGCCGGATCCTTCGTATGGTCGTCGTGCACCCAAGGGAAAATGCTTGGGTGGAGAGCGATCGAGCGAATGAGCGCAGTGTCACGGGTGCGCTCGAGGACTATCCGACTACCAACCATTCCGAGCCATCGCTTGCAAAGCGAACACGCGACGCGGCGCCGGCGTTCGAGGTCAAAACTTGGGGACCGTCGGGCGAGCCGGTGATGGTCACCGTATTCGCGTCGGGCGAAATCTTCCGATAGATCAGCTCTGAGCCCTGCGCTGACTCGCCGGTCGTCGTGTCGAGGCCTGCCGGCGGTAGGGCGATCGTCGCGGCGCCGCCGGTCGTATCGACTTTAGTCAGCTGCAGCGAGCGCTCGAGCGTAAACAGATATTGCCGAAGCGGCTCGGTGACAGTGCCGTCGCCTTTGACGGCCTTCGACTGAACCGGCGGGGGAATGAGCTGCGTTGTTGTGATGATCGCGCTCAATCTTCGGGGTCCGCCTGCAGGAATGCGTTAACGAAGCGCCAGGCGATCGGATCCGTCCAGGAGAAATCCCAGAGCCGTTTACGGGCCCGGCCGAGCATGCCGCGGATCACGCGCTTGTCGTAGTCGCCCGGGAAACCAACACTCAAGAAGTACTCATTCGACCAGGTTTTTCCGCCGTCGTTCGACCATTTCATGATGATCTGCGTCGGCCGCGGCTGCCCGTTGCCGTCGAGCAGCTCGACGGGCGTGCCGGCGAGCACGGGCTGCAGGCCGGTTTCCATCACGATCTCGAGCTGCGGAAAATAAACCCATTCGTTCTCGTTGCCGACGGTCGGCGTGCGCCGGTTGCCGCGGATCAGGGCGCCGTCGTCGTCGTAGATATCCGAGCTGAGCTCGTACACGGCGCCGCTCGCGCAGTCGCCGACGAGGTGCATGCCAAACGCGAACGTGTGGCACATCGCGCGATCGGCGCTGTATTGCCCATTCCCAGAGTTGAAAAACCCGCGTTGGTGCCAGAGGTTCTCGAGCGCGTCATAGCACCAGGTCGCGCCGGCGCCGTTGTTCACGGAAGGGAAGTAGAGCACCCAAAACGGATGACCGTTTTCCTGATAGCTCCAACCCACCGCGTCGCTGACTGTCCATTGCTTCGCGTAGGTTTGCCAGGCAAGCTCGACGGCATGCGTCGAAACGCGGCCTTGTCCCTGCCGGCGCGCGACCATAAACCCGCGCTCATCTTGATCGAGCCAGAGCAACGTATTCTCGAGCAGGACCGTCGCAAAGGCGGCGCCGGCGCCGCTCTCGAGCATTTCGCCTTGCACCGGGATAAACGGCGGGAAGCCGGCGCCGGCGTTGTAATAGGCGATCGACTTTTTCGCCGACTGCATCCACACATACCTGTGAACGGTTTTCATCGAGACGATGTTGTCGGGGAAGAGCGAAACCGTCGCGATATCGAGCCCTGACCAGGTCGTCGCATCCTCGAGCGCGGAAACCTGAAAGGTATGTGAGTTTTGCAGGGTCGCGAGAATGTAACCGTCGCAGAATTCGATCTGCGCAACCGGGCCGTTAAACTGCGCCATGTTCACGGCGACGAAAGCATTCGTCGCGAGCGTGAGCACGTATAGATTGCCGTTGTTCAGTACAACGAGCTGTGTCTCATTCGCCCAGATTTGCGTCGGCGTGAGCGGCGCGGCGCCGAGCGAGCCGCGGTTGAGCTTCACGCCCGAGCCGGTGAGCTCCCAGAGATTCGACGCGGCGAAAAACACGCGGCCGTTGACTTCGAAACCGCCAGGCACGCGCGACTCAGGCAGCAAGGCGAAGCGCTTGCGCCCTGGCGTATGCAGTAGCGAGATCTTCGTCGTCGCGTTCTCCGACTCCGAGCGCTCGCAATAACAATTCATCGCGATCTCGTCGTCGATGATGGGCGACGGCGCCGTATAAGAGGGACCGCAAAAACCAAACGGAGGCATGCAGGGTTAGCCGACGGGCTTCATGCCGGCGGGCAAGGCCTTGGGGCCGATGACCTGGCCTTCGATCACGTGGGTATCGAGTGCCGGCGCGCTGTTGCGATCGAGAATCGCGGCGAGCTGCTCGATCGCCGGCGCGACGTGTTTCGCAAAGAAGTCCGATCGCGAGAGTTTGAGATCCTCGCGCGGGATCTCGACGGCCGCCCAAGCGGTTGAAAGCTTTGCATCTTTTTTCTCGCGCGGGTCGTGGATCCGCACTGTAAACGTCAAAGTGTCAAGCATGGTTTAAAATCTCGCGCATGAATCGCAGAAGCTTTGTTGCTCTGCTTGGGGCTGCTGCGGTCGGCGGGATTGCCGGGGAGGCGATCCCGTTCGGCCGCGTATGGTCGTTTCCGAAAAAAATCATCGTGCCGGCATACACCGGCAGCCAACCGTTTAACGGGATTGCATTCGCCGTTGGGCGAGAGTTCGTAAACCTCGATGTCATCGCCGGCACCGATTTGGCTTACGGCGCCGACGGCACCGTGATATTGCGAAAAGCCTTTCGCCGAGATCTGACGACGGGGTTGATCGTCGCGCGGTACGAGATGCTCAATCAGAGGGTCGGCGAATATGAGCCGCTCTCGCCCACGTGGGAAGAAGTCAAGCTCGCTGATGTGCCGCTCTTCAATACGATCGATTGGAGCTGTTCAGAACGATCGCGAGCGATAGTTGAACGTAGTCGCGCGCCGGTCATCATCGCCGCCCGGCAAGCCTGAGTCGCGCGTCGCCATGCGCGGCGCCTTCGTGTTGTTGCCGAAAACCGCTTTGCGCGCTCGCGCAGCCATCTTCGGAATGAGAATTCTTTTTTCCCGACTCACGCCCGAGAGCATCTGCTCGGCGAGCGAGAGCATGAGCGCGTTTCGATAGGCCGGTGGCAGTGTGCCAATGTCGCTATTCGGGCCGCCGATCGCGTCGGTGATCGAATCGAACTGCTGCAGCAAAGCCCATAGATCGAGCCGCGCCAGATAGTTCGTATCGGGCACCGGCCAGAAGTAGAGCTCGCCATTCGGAAACGCGGGATTATAGAAAAGGTCGGTCGGCTGCGAGGTCTGCAGGCCTTTGATCGACACTTCACGCATCCACCAGTCTTTATCGCGAATGTTGAGATCGACTTCGACCGCCGGATTCACGTTGTTGAGCACGATCGTCGCATTCTCGACTTTGACCGGCCGCTGCGGCACGACAAAACCGACCGTCGCCGTTGTAGGGTCGGGGCCGATGAGGTGAGGCGAGGTGCCCGGGACGAGCGTGTACGTCGCGAACGTCGACGAGTAAACGAAGTTCTTGCGGGCTGCCCATTCATCGAGCAGGTAATTAATCTTGCGAAAACCCCACTGCGCCTCGTCGGGGCGCTCGTTCACGTCTTCGCTTGGCGCCCACGCGCCGGTTTCAATGAAAGCATCGCGGACGATATCCGCCACCGTGTAGGTGATCGGAGTCTCGCCCGCTGGAGGGCCGACGGGGCTCATTTATTCGGCCGCCGGTGCATCTTTCCGCGCCGCTTTCACGGGCGCATAGCCTTCGCTCGAGGCCGCCTTGAGTTCTTCGTCATTGCTGACGGTTTTCGAGAGCGGGATCTCGTCGCCGGCTTCGTTCTTCGTCTTCTTGCTGCGATGGTAGACGGCGAGAGGATAATCCTGGTGCTCGTATTCGGCGCCCTCGGGGTGGATGTCTTCGTGCCTGAGGTTGTTCACATTGCCGGGCATCGGTGTCATAGCTTGCCTTCCTGGTGCTGAATTTGTACTGCAGGACGAATTCTAAGCGCGCCGCTGTTTGGCGGGCTGTTGCTGCTGCTGGTTGCCTTCGAATGGATCGCGGCCGGCCGCCAGCTCGGCGAGCGGGTCGACGACGCGTTGCGGCGCCGGCGGCTCGGGTTGGGGCTCGCCATCGTGCAACGCCATCTGACCGCCGACGGGTTTCAAGAGCCAGCCATCTTTACGCGCTTCCTCGAGCTCTTGCTTGTTGCGCACGATCTTGACGAGCGGCTGCGCCGGCGGCACATCCAGTGCCGGCAACATCGGGTTGCGCTGGTTGCGCAGCATCACGCCTTTGCGCTCGGCTTCGACCTTGGGGTCGAGTTTGATCGGGTGATAGACCATGAGCGGCCATTCTTGATGCTGGTAGCGCGGCCAGTCGGGCGAGCTCTCAGGGTGATGAATGTCGAAATTGGTCGGCATCTTCTGCAGCCGCATGCGCTTGAGCGCGGCGACGAGTGCATTTGCCTCTTCCGGCGATACGTTGAGTAGATCGATGTCGTTCAAGTTGGTTATCTCCTGGTGGGGGAAAAATGCGAGGCGCGGCCGCGGAAAGAGCCGCGCCTCGGTCACACGCCCGACTCTGAGACTAGTCGGGGATGTATGCGTAATGAACGGTCAGACCGGGCGAATTGACCGTTGTCGCGGTCGTCGCGGCGCCCTGAAAGTTCACCGTAAGGAAGTACTTATTGAGATCGGTCACGAGCGGGATCGCGCTCGCCGGCGTGAAACGCACGCTATAGAACGCGCCCGCGGTTGTGGTTGCAGTGTTGAACGAAGCAACCGCCGGCGTGATCGTTAGTGTGCCCGAATCGGCGCGCGTCGGTGCGACCGTCGAGGCCGTCTCGGATGCTGCCGGGGTCGGCAGCGCGATTTGGCTGAATACGGTCGAGCCGTTCATCGTGCCGGAAGCAAGAACAGCGGCTTGCGTGCCGATTGCGGCCTGCTGGACACCGTAATAAAACACGGCATCGATCAGCGAGACGTTTTTCGGCGGCGAGGCCTGCAAGCTCGAGAGAATATCGAGATCGCAGACAAACCCAAGCGTGTTCGTGCCAGTCGAGGAAACCTGCGCCTGCACCATCGGAACGCTGAACGTTGCCGAGGTGCCGTTGTTGGTGAGCCCGTTCGTGCCGGTCGAGTTGCCCGATACGAATGAGTTGCACGCGCCTGGCGGCAGATTGATCAGGCCATTGTCGACCATCCACTGCGAGCCGATGCAATTCCAGCGACGGCCGCTCACCGTATTAATAAACGGCAGAACGGTCGCGCCCAGAAAGCCCGAGCTAGTCGTGCAGGTGCCGGACGGTTCCTTGCCCGGCTGCAGCTGCACAAACAGATTCGGCCGGCCGACGTAGACGGTTGCGCCCGATGCGTGAGTCGCGGCTCGAGTGCCGCTCACGCCGCGGGTGACGCTGATCGTTGTGCCTGAACTCGGTACGGAGTTCATCACGACCATCATCGCCTCGCCGTCGACGAAAAGCTCGGTTTGCACCGCGGCCGACGCCGTGACGTTGGTCAGCGACGCTAGTGTGATGTTGTTGCCATAGGTCGTCGACACGGCGCTGCTGAGGGTTGTCGTTGTGAGTGTTTGCGAGCCCTGGGTCTGTGCCGCGGCGAGCTCGATGCCGGGCATAAAGCCGGCGTAGCCGAGCACGAGCGAGTCAAAAATCAGATACCAGAACGCAATGCGAAACAGCGTAGAGAGTGATTTTTTCATGGTGTGGGTTATCCCTTCGAGGCCGTGCCGGCACGAGGCCGGCACTGAGTCGAGTTGGGAAATCTCCTTTCTAGGCGCATCCAATGCGGGTTGCCGCATTGTCCGGATAGAGAGCACCGAAGCCCAGAAGGACGTCAGCGCGCGTTACTTTCTTGCGCTCGATCGGATCGAACATCTCGAGCAGTGCGATCGAGATGCCGGTGTCGGGATCCGTCGCGCGGGCAGACCATTCGCACGCCTTCGGGATCTCGAGCGGCACGCCGACGATCGCGTAAGCGTCGCGGGTGATCGCCAAGCCCTGCAGGCCGGTTTTTCCAGATGGCGAAGAGGTGCCAGGGAAGAACGTCAGCGCGGCGCCGTTAACCGGCAACGAATCGACGTTCTGATACTGCGAGCCCGGGCCAAAGATCGCCGGCGAGATGGGAACCACATCGTTCGCGCCGCCAGTCAGCACGACGTTTGCCGTCGCGACGAACTGTTTCGGGGTGAGCGAAACGGCCGCGCGGCTCATCGGGTTGACGCCGTTCACGTTGGCGATGTTGAAAATGTCGCCTTGCAAAATGGTGTCGCCGTTGGTGCCCTGCACGATCAGCGCCGAGCCTTGCTGGTTGGCGCCTGAGACGGTGACGCCGTGCGTCGCGGCCGTGCCGGCAGTGTGCCGCCACAGGTTGACGCTCTCGTACCAGTCGAAGCCCGACATCTTGCCCATCGAGCCCTGCTTGTATTGGCGCGAGATCTCGCTCGTCGGATTGAAAAACGAGGCGAGCTGCGGGATCAGCGAAGTGCCGACCGATGGCGGGTAGAGCATGCCCCACTCGTCATCTTGCGGGCAGCCTTGCTCGATCAGGCGTTGCCGGGCCTGCATGAACGTCGTCATGCTCGAGGGATCGGTGCCGAGCTGGCCGACGATGTTCGAGGTGTTCTGATAGGCGAACAGCGCAAAGCGGCGATCGATCTCGTTCGCCAGCTGCGCCATCAACTTATCGATGTACTCTTTCTTGAACCATTCCTTGCCGCGCTCCATCTTCAACGCGCGCTCGATCGAGTCGACCTGGAAGTGCACGCCGAAAATCTGGTTTAC